ATACCCTATACCAGCAGAACGATCACGTCCAAAGAAACTGAACTTGACAAGCAAACCTGAGTTTGTTATATTGAGACTACTAGTTGCCTTCTTGCGCAAATATGCAGTATCGTAAAATGCATCTTTTTGTCCGTCATCAAGTTCGAAGTGTGTCGTAACATCTGTATCTGAAGAACTTACTCCAGTGTTTGATCCCTTGTAAACTGCCTCGAGCTTGAATACGTCAGAGGCACCAAGTGGCCATGGACCATCTTTGCTTGCGCTATGTGATCCAGTATTTAAGTGAACGAACTTGTTTTTGTTTACAGTTTTACTTGTTGGAGATGCAGCACTTCTAAGTCTATTGAAGATTACCGAAGCAGAGAAAGTTGAAGCAAGGTTTGCTTGTTGCAAGTTGATCGTGTGTGCACTTGAAGTAGAAGTTATTGTTCCATTTGCACTTGTATCAAAGATGTAACCAATAGGAAATGTTGTTGCATGAGCAGATGCCAGCACTACAGTTTGCGTATTAGCAGTTTTGATCGTTGTGTTGTTAGTAATTTCAGTAATACGCATTGGGTCATTAGACGCAATCTTTATAAAATCACCAACTTGATATGCTGTTGCAAATACCGTTCCTGCACCTGTTACGGTATTACCAGACTGAGTAACTGTACCAGTATGAGGAACAGTATCTACTGTTTCCCTTGCGACCACAATAATATTTCGCTCTTCAGTGTTTGATAACGGAGAACCAGTTTCGTTCATCGTTTCCGTAGCACCTGCGTGAGCAGTGTTAGCAGTTACAGTAACAGCACCGCCAGTTGAAAAGTTTACTGTTTTTTCTGTACGATATACAAACTGTGTATCGTTAGCACCAGCAGAATCGGCATAAGTTTTAGTTGCTGTTATTCCTGTTGGTAAAACCAAGTTGTTTAAATTTGGTTCTTGAATCTTAGCATCACCGTTCGCTTCTAAAACGATGTCTGCCATTGATTTTGGTCCAGAAGCATTATTAACATATAATCCACGAACAGATGAGAATGACTGTCCACTGTTCATTTGAATATCAAACAGATATATTCTAAATTGTGCGTTGTAAGTTCCAGGTGTTCCAGAATCGTATTGAAAACCACGCACTCTAGCAGTACCGATTTCTGTTCCACTTACTGCTTGTGCACCTAAGTTTTCTCCTGATATACCGTGTTGTCTAGTATTGCGTAAAGAAACTGTTCGTAATCCTTGGAAGTCCCAAGTACCAACAACCTCTTTTGCATTTACATAGTTACCAAACTGTTGACCAACCACTACAGCATCAGAAGTATCAAAGTCAGTTGCCTTGTCTACGTCTAAGAATATCGGAGTAGTAAGTCGTATCTTTTCTCCATGAACATAAGCAGAACCAGTTTCAATCTCAGCAACTAGTTTATTTGTGTCTCCATTTTCTGCAACAGTATATCTACCAAGTGAGTTTGTTTTCTTCAGATGCTCACGAACACGAATATTAAATGGTTCAATGGCAAAATTGCCGCTAGAGTCATATACTCTCTCAGCAACAAACTTACCAAGTGTAGAAAGATTTCTATCTAATGGTCGCTCAACAGTTTGTCCATTTATAACTTCCGCAACACGGAAGAACGAAGTAGTGTTAGCAAAACCGAAAGACTTAACAGTAAGAACTGGGTCAATCTTAAGACGATTAGCACCTGGAGCAGTAAAGTTAGTTGCGCCAGTTGCATTGTCTAGCAATGATTGATCAGCATTAGAATCTATAACTGATTCTGATGTAGTAAAACCAATATAAGCATTTGGTTGTGGATCAAACTTACTTACGATAACACTTTGATTGCCAAAGCGAACGAAGTTTTCTTTATGGTATAGAATACCATCTTGAATGTTTGCCTTTAGACCGAAACCAGTTGCGCTAGAAGATATCGCGTTTGCTGCAACTATGAATGAGTTGTCAGATGATTGTCGTAATATAAGTGTTTCGCCATCAGTAAACTCTTTAGTTGTATTGTTCGTTCCAGAGTTGGTATAATGAACATGAATTGTAAAGTTATCAGGTGCTGATGCTTCTGAACCAGTAGTAGCAAATACAAGTTTACCAGTAACACCACTGGTGACACCAGTGACAACTGCATTCGCAATCTTTGTATTGCCACTATCAGAGAAAAAGTCTGATATTGCTATAACACGATTGTTAGCATCTTTGTCTCTCAATTTGACATACGCTACTTCTTGTGTCGTAAGTCCACCGCCAGTAACTATAATGCCATCGATGTAAACTTCGTCGGCAAGTCTGCCTAATTGGTTTTGTAATATAGACTGGAGTTGCGTCAGTTCTCTTGCCTGAACTGCAAATCCTGGTCTAAACAAAACTCGATGAAAATTCTTATCTTCATCGAAATCATCGAAATATGGACTTTGATTGAGATTTGTTTCAATGCTCATTTATTTTACCTTTAGAAATCTAATATGATTTTTATGTCTTCAACTTGATCAGGGTCTCGTAGTACTGCCTGAACGTTTTCGGTGTAAAGTATTTCTCCAGAATAAGTATTTGCCTCTGGACCTTGCACATTCGATATTGTTGCTATTTCTGTCTCACCTGTGCTTTTAAGGATAACATCATTATCTAAAAATGCTGCATATCCGTTATAACTTTCTACATTATTTATGTATACTGAATATATCGAATTATCAGTTTCATCCTCTGCATCACGAATAAATGTTACCGTTGCATTTGCTGCACGTAATGCATTTGTAAGACCTGCAGTATTTCTTTGAGTTGGATTTAATTCTGTAACAAACTCTAGTGCACCTGACTTCGCTCTATCTAATAATCTTTTGTTTGTAATTACATCGTTCACCGCAAAGGCATTAATTGGAGTAGAACCATCCATTTGCTCATACGCGACTTTTAATTTGGTCGACATTCTTATTGTTGTTGGTGCGTTCGATGTATTCGCAATCTTTTCTACTGCGATTGGTGCGTTTGATGCATCAACCTTTAACATAGGATCTTTGAATACAGTAATTGTTCTGAACTCGGTGTTCGAAGGAATGTAACCCCTACCATTTACTGATGTTCCTAAATTATTATCTAACTGAACGTTGATCATAACTTTATCTGACGCAAGTTCTCGAACAGGATTTCTTCCATGACCTCCAGGGAATGTCATAACTGCATTAGCAGTTGCGCCTGAACCATGAACTGAGTTGGCAGTAATGTATGCTTCTGCAACTGTAAATCCTGTTCCCTTTGATATCATACTAATACCAGAAATAGAACCAATAGAAGTATTTACAGTACAATACCCCTTTGCGTTAGAACCATCACCAACAATCGTAAGCGTCGGAGAAATTACAGCACGTGAATCAGTATTTGGTGTTGTGGTAAACGCAGTATTTACAGTCAGTGTTCTGGTGGTTCCATCATAATCAATAATTCTTCGTAATTGCCCAGCACCTGTCCCAGTTGATATATAAACTGATGAACCGTTATAAAAGTTGTTTATTGGAGAAGCACCTGTTGCAGCAGAAGTTGATAGTCTAAGTGTTGTTTTACCACCAGCACTTACCACACCATTAGCAACTGTTTCATATCCTGATCCAACATTCACTGTTTCGACAATCTCAATCGCGCCATTTACTGATGCATTTTGAACTGCTAGTTGTCGATCTACCTCAGCAGTTCCATCGGTTGTTGTAAGTTTTCTAACAGGCATATATGATGTTGTTAGGAACTTGTTTGCCAATCCAAGAGGGATTGTGTATACATACTTCCAAACATACCCATCAGAAGTCTCAAACGAAAGCGTAGAGAATCCTGTCGGTTTAACCGTAGAAGTGCCACCTTTATTATTAAAAAGGCATGTGTAGACGTTCAGTTGGTCTGTGAGGACATACCAAGCACGATCATACATGTCTTCATCAGTATCACGCCACATTGAGTAGACTGTACCTGATGTCCAGTCATGACGAGTAGCCACAGAGCATATATCTGTTGGTCCAACTTTTTTAGCACCAAACATTTCACGATGAGTTTGATAGTTTAAACTCTGAGAATTATCAGTAACGTAATCTGGGTTTGGTTCGTTTGTCCAATTTTCCGTTCTACCTATACCAACATAAAGTATTGTTGATTGTTTAAATGTGCTTGTATCATCGTCAGCGTCACCTGATGTTACTGTAGCATCATGAATAAATGCTTCTGCATTATTGATAGAAAGTTCTTTTGTGCCGTATCTAAAAACTGTTGTCATTATGTGACCTGATAGTAAATATTAGCACTACTTGCCGAAGTTGTATAGTACAGATTCGCAGTAGTAATGTTTGAATTTGACCACGCTGTAGTGGTGTTTGCAAAAGTTGTATTCGATACCTTATTTAGCCTCATTGTATAGAAAGTAGATGGGGCAATAGCAATAATTATTTCACCACCATTAGCATAATTTCCTGTTAATGAAGTACCAGTTCCTGTTATATTGAAACTGTTTTGTGTGAGTGCGATTGTACCATTCGCCTTCAATCGTTTCTTACTTTCACTCTCAGTAACAACATCTAAGAATGTGTTAGATTGTAATCTGTATCTGCCGAACAACGCCTGACCTGCAGGATGAACAAGTTTAAGTGCGATGTCTCGATATTTTGCCAACGCAACAGGTGCTATAATTTCATATGAGAACTCTTGATAAAATCTGCTATCCTGAATAATGCCACGACTGGTTGATATATGACTCTTTGAAGAAGCATAATATCCTTCTGCGTTCGCAGCACCTAATAGTGTGATAACACCAGTTGCTTCCTCTGCCTGTGCTCTATTAGTCGCAGCAAGAGTTACTGTTTCATTGTCCTCATAGTTAAATCCTGAATCAACAGTCCTAACAGAAAAAATAGATCCATTTGCACCAACTGTAGAATTAATTACAGCATTATCCCCAAGTGTTCCGTCATTCGTTACAAATACAAGTGTCGCAGTTCCATCATTAGTTTTTGTTCTAGTGTCTTTCGTCAAACCACCTTGCGTAAATGAACCAGCGTAGGTTTCAATTTGAACTGCTGCATTATTAGAGAATGATGCAGTCGTACCCAATTCTTGCCAAACTGTTACAGAAGTTTCATATGTACTGTTAGCAAGTTGGGTAACAGCAATCGGACTCCCTGCTGTGTTAGATCCCATAACATACATTGCTGCACCAGTACTAGACTGAACAATTTTATCGCCACTGGACAAAGTTGTAAAGTTTGAGTTTCCAGTTGAAAAATTTACGTCATCATTGTGTAATGTGATGGTAAACTGTTGTATTTCTAGCGAAGCAATATCATTATCTCTAATAGTAGTTACTGGTGGTGTACGATATCCTGATCCTGCATTTACAGAAGATAATGATTGTACAGTACCAATGTTGTATGACTTGAACGCAAAAGAGTCCGCTAGTCTTGTATGCACATCTTCAGTTAAAACGTTTGCAGTTCTATTTTTAGCAACACCCACTACTGTAGCAGAACCAACCTTACGAATATTTTCATTATTGGCGAATGCTTTTATTGGTCCACTTGAAAACTGACTTGTTAGATTAGAAGTAGAGTTTGCTGATAAGTGAACAAAGGTGTTTGCTAATGTTGTACCGATTATTTTAGTTACAGTTCCAAATGCGTTAGAAGTAACACCAACCAATTCATCACCAACAGAAATAGTAAACGTGTTTGCGATAGTCAATACATGACTGCCGAAAGTGTTTGCTGAGTATGATGTTACATTTCCAACAGTAACTGCACTGGCACCTGAATTGAAATTGATATTCAAACCTTCAAGTGCGGTAAACTTTTTGTATCCTTTGACTTTCAAATATGCGTTTCCAGCAGTAGAACTAATAATAGACTGAACCGTTGCATTTGCTAGAGAAGTGTTTCCAAACAAAGAAGAACCAACAGGGATCGCCTTCGTATTAGCAACTCGCAATACAGAATTAGCATACTCATGATAGTCTGTTCCACCTGGAGTTCCTTCAACCACTGTTTCTGGGAAACCGTATCTTGGAGCAGCAATAATTGTATTAGCAAACAATCTCATTCGTCTCAGTTTGCCATCAGTATTTGTTATGCGTGGCGCAAGAGTAGAAAATTCTGTAACACTGTTTATTCTATCACCATTAATAAATATTGCAAAAGAGTTTGTTAAGTCTGTTGAACCAACACTAAATGTAGCTCCTGTACCAAGACCACCTCCAATAGTAACTTCGCTTCCAGGTGTTGACGTAGTTGTTCTGTAACCTGATCCCCCATTTGCAATAGTAAATGTCAATGCACCATTTAATTGTTGGACGCCTGTTACAATTATTTTTCCGAATAATCCAGTTTTAGTAGAAACCAAATCAACAACATCTCCTTGTTGATAACTCGCACCACCTGTAGATATTGTAACCCTACTAATACCAGCATTAATTTTTGGAGTTTGTCCAGTTGCATTGATGTCGCTTTCTGTTCTAATATTTTCTAAATCGTTAAACTCGCCGATAACGTTAGAAAGATAGATTTGCATAATATCTTCTTCTCTAACTTTTCTTCTAACTATATCTTCAACTAGAGCGGTTGCGTTTGATTCTAGACCAACAACACCCTTTCCAATTAGACTGTAATTGTTAGAGTCATATCGTGTTGTGACATAACGATCTATGACCCAATCGCCATCGGAAACAATCAGTATCTGATCAGCAGGTAAATTAAGATCAATATCTTCACCAAACACCGCACGGAACATTAACTTATATGCTTCGAATGTTCCTCTTGATTCGTTAAAAAACTTTACATTTTTGACTGCAAGTTTTTTATCTGCTAATATGCTTGTTGGAACAGAAGGTAAAAATGTTTTGGTGAAGTAATCAATAAAGTCGTTTGTTGTGGTGCTTATGTCACGATATGATTCTAAATTACGAATCGCATCAGACATCTGGCCTGTTGTTTCCATCCAAGCATAATATGCTTCTATAAACTGAAGAAAGTTTGCACCATCTTCTTTATAGAATGATGGAAACTGAGACGCTACCAGTTTCGATATTTTGTCATCGACTGCCATTATTCAAACTCGCTAACTGCTGTTACGCTTGCATCTGACGCTTGCATTATAAGTATTTGCTCTCGTGCTGGTGTTACATCTAAACTATCTGGAACAGCATTTATTTGTAATTGAGTTCCAACAAAACTTGCAATATTAAAATTAGATAATATTATCTCACCAGTTGTATAGTTCACCGTCCCTATGTTTGATTTTTGTATCACCTTTGCGTTCGTATCATCAAACCGATAAACTCTAACTGTTCCTAATCCGTCATCATCAAGGAAACAATTAAAAGTTTCAAAAACAAATTGAGTAGATTCTATAGTTGATTCTTTAATGGGATTATTAAACAGTATAGAAATACTTTGGGTGGCACTCAATAATGGTATTATCTTTCTTTGCATTTTAATAGAAGCATCAGTATTTAATACTTCCGCAACAGTTAAATTATCTAAAGCACGAACGAAACGCGAGAATCTAAAACGACTATCAAATTGTTCTATATTGTTTGTAGAAAAGTTTGTAATCGCTGTTAATGCTGCACTTTCAACCTCAGAAGTTGTTGCTGAACTGACTGTTCTATTATAATACACTTTAACAGTTGGTATAATATAGGTGTACACTGGATCAATCATCACAGGATCAACACCTAATGGAGTTCTATCTAATATAGAAGTTCTAATTTTTGCCTTCTTATTCGCTGTTGATTGCAATGCACCGACAGGTTTCAACGCAATAAATACCTTTCCATAAACTGCTGGAATCGCATCCTCGCCACCAAAAGCAGTAACTGATTGTATGTCTGAATTTTCAGTAGTAATAATTCTTTCGTAATCGTTTTTAACGATAGCACGGTTTTGTGTTTGGAAGTTTCTCGGTGCGTTAAACTTAATTGATTCTATAGCCTCTTGGGTATTACCACCAGAGGATGCTCTATTTGTTGTAATGGCAACCGAAGTGTATGACACATCTAAATTTAGATTATCTACAGTAAATACACTTGCGCCCTCTGTATCCTTAGCATTACAAACCAAATATTCAATAATTACTATGTTGCCATTCTTTACAGGTTTGCCTAAAGTTCCTGGACTAAATACCACCTCATATTTTCTATCTGCAGATTCTTCCAAGAAGTAAACTGCCGAAGTGCCTGTTATCTGTCTGGTATTTGTCGCACGTATAAATTCTGTAGTGGTCGTATCTGACACAGATTCTTGTACTGTGACCTTAATGCTTGTGGTATCTACGCTTGTATTTGGTATAATGTATCGCTCTGGGTTCGATGAACTTACAGTAAATCTGTGAGTGAGTGGTGTGCCCTCTTTGATAATTACCGAAGTGCTAAATGTATTACTTATATTTACAACAGTCTTTGGTGTAGGAACAACATAGGTATATGAAACATCATCTACCGTCGTTGTAAAAGAAGCATTGCGTGGAATCGTAAACTGACTGGTTGTATTTGATATACCTGTAAATGTAAGACTAACATTCGCCTGAGAACCAATAGCAGAAGAAGGTAAATAACCAAGTTCTTTAGCACGTGATACAACTGAGTCTCTTTGCTGAGCAGTATCTAAGAACATCTCATTCGCAAGCATATTTAAATAGAATGCATTATAATGAGTATTATATGCAAGAACATCTAAGAGCGTCGCTAATGCGGAACCCTCAAAGTTGTAATCTTGAAATTGATCTTGTGT